GTCTTAGAACCAGACAAAGAGCTTCCTGTCTTGGGCAAGACTAGAGGCAAAGGTAGACCAAAGGCTTCAGAGATACAAGCAGTTAAAAATAAGAATAAGAATAAACTAGGTCGCCCTGTAGGTGATGCTGGTAGACTACAAGAGTTTAAGGCTCGTCTATTAGCCACCGGTGGTTCTAGGATATTAGATAAGATGATTCAAATAGCCCTTGATGATGAACACCCAGGGCAGATGGCAGCGATTAAGATGTCGATGGATAGAATATTACCATTAAGTAGCTTCGAGGCAGCAAAGAATGCAGGTAATACTCCAACTATTACTATTAATGTTTCTGGGATGTCTAGCTCAGTGGATATACAGCAGGACACACAGGAAGTAATAGATGATGTTAAATTTGAAGAAACTAACACAAAGGATTAAATAACATGGCAACTAAGAAACCCACTGTAGCTAAAAGTAAGAAAGCAATGCCAGCTATTGCTATTATGGTAATGCCTAAGATGTCTAAGAAAGAAATGAAGATGCACGAAGGTATGAAGGATGATAAGAAGAAAGACAAAAAGGGTATGTGTTAATTGTCTGAATTAAACTTTAAACTCTTAAATTGGCAACAGAGTGTATTCAAAGACACCACCCGATTTAAGATTGTAGCAGCAGGTCGTCGATGTGGTAAATCAAGGCTCTCAGCAATCACACTTCTCATTGAAGCGCTCAATTGTCCTGACGGCTCCTCTGTGATGTATGTGGCTCCTACTATCGGGCAAGCACGTACCATCATCTGGGATTTACTCCATGAGCTAGGACGACCTGTTATAAAAAGTAGTCATATTAACAACCTAGAGATAACACTTATCAATGGGAAGAAGATATTAGTAAGAGGTGCTGATAACCCTGATAGCCTACGTGGTGTATCTCTTACTTATGTAGTTCTTGATGAAGCTGCCTTTATTAAGCAAGATGTATGGGAAAAGATCATTCGAGCTTCTCTGTCTGATAAGAAAGGCAGAGCACTCTTTATTTCTACTCCTTCTGGTCGTAACTGGTTCTATGACGTGTACACGCTAGGGCTAAGTAATACAGATGAAGATTGGAAGGCTTGGCACTACACTACACAGGACAATGAAACAATTGATCCCTTAGAAATAGAATCAGCAAAGCGTACACTTAGTTCCTTTGCTTTTAAACAAGAATACCTAAGTTCCTTTGACAATGCAGGACAAGACATCTTTAAACAAGAGTGGCTTGAATACAGTAAAGAGCCTAATTATGGTGATTACGTTATTGCTATTGATCTTGCTGGCTTCGCAGATGTTGCCGCTAATGCAGGTGCTTCAAAGAAAAGACTTGATGAAACCGCCATTGCCATTGTTAAAGTCTTAGATGATGGTAATTGGTGGGTAAAGAAGATTGAGCATGGACGTTGGGACATCAAAGAGACATCCTCACGCATTCTAAGGGCCATTAGAGACCATCAGCCTACTTCCGTGGGTATAGAGAAGGGTTCACTAAAGAATGCCGTGTTGCCCTATCTGACGGACTTGATGAGGAAGACTAACGTATATCGTCACATTGTAGACTTAACACACGGGAATAAGAAGAAAACAGATCGTGTTGTCTGGTCTTTGCAAGGCAGGTTTGAGCATGGTCGTATTAGTCTTAATGTAGATGAAGATTGGTCTGAGTTTGAAGATCAGTTAGTAATGTTTCCAACAGCAGGTATTCACGACGATTTGGTAGATGCTCTTAGTTATATCGACCAATTAGCTATTTCTTCTTATAATGCAGATTATGACGAAGAAGAACACGAAGTATTAGATATTATTTCAGGATACTAAACATGGCAGAGTTTATTGAACAAAAGAACTACAGTGAAGAGAACAAGAGCAAAGATGCTTATGAACTCACTGAGAATGAAAAAGAATTAGTATCTTGGATTACTGAGAAGACTGATGATTGGCGTGACTATCGGGATCAGAATTACTTAGATAACTGGCTGGAGTATGAGCGTCTATTCCGTGGTATCTGGGCATCAGAGGACGTACAGCGTCAATCTGAGCGTAGCCGTGTCATTAGCCCTGCTCTTCAGCAAGCTATTGAGACTCGTCATGCTGAGATCATGGAAGCTATCTTTGGTAACGGAGACTTCTTTGATATTGAGGATGATGTTAAGGATGCAGATAAAGTAGATATCGAAATGATTAAGAACTTCCTAATGGAGGATTTTAAGAAAGATAAGATTCGTAAATCTATTGATCAAATTGAATTGATGGCAGAGCTATATGGCACAGGAATTGGTGAACTGGTACTCAAGACTAAGACAGAGTTTATCCCTACGACACAAGCGGTTCCAGGGCTTCAAGGGGCTGCTGCAATTGGTGTTACTGAGAAGCCTCGATTTAGTGTTGAGCTTACTCCAGTTAATCCTAAGAATTTCCTTATTGATCCTAATGCCACTAGTATTGATGATGCTCTTGGTGTGGCAGTTGAGAAGTATGTTTCGATCCACAAAGTAGTTGCTGGCATTGAAGCGGGTATCTATCGTAAGTGTGATCTAGAAACTTCTGATGTAGATGAAGACTTAGAATCTACTCAAGAGATTAGTACTTATCAGAATAATAAGGTTAAACTGCTGACTTACTATGGTTTGGTTCCTAGGGAATATCTGACCCCAGGGGATGAAGATGTCACGTCTACAGACGCTAGTGAGATGTTCTCAGAGAACTCTGTTGCCGATGATTTTGCCGATCTTGTAGAAGCTATTATTGTCATTGCTAATGATAAACATCTTCTTAAAGCAGAAGAAAATCCATACATGATGAAAGATCGTCCTATCATTGCTTATCAAGATGATACGATGCCTAATCGCTTTCATGGACGCGGTACTGCTGAAAAAGCCTTTAACATGCAAAAGGCCATCGATGCACAGCTTCGTAGCCATTTAGATAGTCTAGCATTAACCACAGCTCCAATGATCGCTATGGACGCTACACGGCTTCCTAGAGGTGCTAAGTTTGAGGTTAAGCCTGGTAAAGCATTGCTGGTTAATGGTGCTCCTTCAGAGATTCTGTATCCCTTCCAGTTTGGTCAAACCAATGGTAATGCACTTCAAATGGGTAAAGAGTTTGAACGTATGCTGTTGATGGCAACTGGCACTATGGATAACAACGGTATGGTTACCCCTGCTGGACGTGATATGCAGGGCGGTATGGGTATGCAGATGGCAGGGATTATCAAGAAGTACAAGCGTACCCTAGCTAACTTCCAAGAAGACTTCCTGATCCCATTCATTAATAAAGCTGTGTTCCGTTACATGCAGTTTGACAATGAACGTTATCCTATGGTTGATCTTAACTTTATCCCATCCTCTAGCTTAGGTATGATGGCTCGTGAGTACGAACAACAGCAAATGATTGCTTTGTTACAGACTCTTGGCCCTAATACACCTGTACTGCCTGTACTGTTAAAGAGCATCATCCAGAACTCTTCTTTGCAGAATAAGCAAGAATTAGCTGCTACATTGGATAAAATGTCCCAAGGAGACCCTCAACAGGCTCAAATGGCTCAACAACAGGCTATGGCACAGCAACAAGCAATGGAGATGGATACTCAGGTTAAAGGTGCTCAATTGCAGCTTATTCAGTCCCAAGCCAAGAATTATGATGCTTCTGCACAGGCTAAGATCGTTGAAGCACAACTTGCACCACAGGCTTTACAGGCTAAGATTGTATCTTCTCTGTCCACTAACCTTCCAAACAACCAACAGAATGATGGGGACTTTGAGAAACGAGCAAAGATTGCTGAATTGATGCTTAAAGAGAAAGATATTAGCTCTAAAGAAAGCATTGTTCAAGCACAGTTAGCACATAAAAGCAATAGTAGTATGAAATAAATCTTGACTTTTAAACATATCTGTGTTAAAATAGCCACATTATAAAAGTAAGGACAAGCCAATGGCCCCTGAATTACAGAAATACTATGAAGACCGCTTCAGCATGTTTATTACTGCTGGGTGGTTAGATTTAATAGATGATATAAAAGAATTAACATTATCTTTAGATCAAGTTCAAAACATAAAGAGTATTGAAGACTTAAAATATAAACAAGGACAACTGGATATTCTTAACTGGATATCTACCTTGAAGAAAGTCTCAGAAGATACCTTTGATGAGCTTGAGAAAGAAGAATAAGATGGCTTTTAGACTCTTTGACTTTAAATGTAGTAACGGGCATGAAGTAGAACGACTTGTTCCACACGATCAAGAAGAGATACCTTGTGACCAATGCAGTGAAATCTCTAAACGCATGATATCAGCTCCTAATTTTAAACTAGATGGTTGTTCTGGTGATTACCCGACAGCTTATGATGCTTGGGAGCGTAAGCGTATAGAGAAGCGACAACAAGAGGTTAAACAATCTTCCTAATTTTAGGTGGACCTAACCATATTTGACTTAATCCTATAATCGTTTAAACGACAGGAGATATACATGGCAACTAATTTTGTAGATGAAGAGCAGTTTGATAAAGACCCTTCAGCAAATACCCTTAATGAACTTGATGACTTTGAAGCTAAACAGCCAACCCAGACTCAGCAAGTAGAACAAGTAACAGAAGAAGATATTCCTGATAAATATAAGGGTAAATCTGTAAAACAGATCGCTCAAATGCACATGGAAGCCGAGAAACTAATCGGTAGACAAGCACAGGAAGTTCATCAAGTTCGCTCATTAGCTGATAACCTAATCAAGCAACAACTCAATAATGCACCTGCAAAGCAAGCTGAATCCATACAGTCTAGCAACAGTGATATTGATTTCTTTGAAAATCCACAGCAAGCAATTAGGAATGCAGTTGAAGCTGATCCATCAGTTAAAGAAGCGCGACTTGCCACGCAACAATTTAAAGCAATGCAAGCGCATGCCTCATTGAATCAGAAGCACCCTGACTTTCCATCTATTGCTGCCGAACCAGAGTTTCAACAATGGGTTGCACAATCTGCTATTCGACAGCAGTTATTGCACCAAGCAGATCAAGGTTATGATGTAAGCGCAGCAGATGAGTTATTTTCTACCTATAAACAGATTAAACAAGTTCGCCAACAAACAGTGAACACCAACTCTACTGAAATGCGTACACAGACACTAAAAGCTGCCCAGGTTGATAGTGGTGGTACGGGGGAAACCTCAAAGAAGATGTATCGTAGGCAAGATATCTTAGAAATGATGCAGAAGCAGCCAGAACGTTATTATTCTGATTCTATTCAGAATGAAATTATGAAAGCTTATGCAGAAAATCGAGTTCGTTAGTAATTTAAACTTTTAAACATATTATCAGGAGCATTTCAAATGGCACTAGGAACCGCACACGTAACCAATACCACAGCAGATAAGTTCATTCCAGAAATCTGGAGTGATGAAATCATTGCTGCCTATAAATCCAGCCTCATCATGGCTCCTCTTGTATCTAAGATGAGTTTCAAAGGTAAAAAGGGTGATACGCTTCATATCCCTAAGCCTACTCGTGGTGCTGCTGCTGCTAAAACAGCTTCTACTCAAGTAACACTGCAAGCTGCTACTGAGACTGAAGTTCAAGTCTTGGTTAATCAACACTGGGAATATTCCCGTCTGATTGAGGATATCACAGAAGTTCAAGCTCTCGCTTCACTGCGCCGCTTCTACACAGAAGATGCTGGTTATGCTTTGGCTAAAGTAGTTGATACACAATTGATCCAGCTTGGTCGTTTCGTTCAAGGTGGTGGTGGTACTAACGCTTATTCTGGTGGCTTCTCTGGTGCTGACGGTACTACTGCTTATGTAGGTACTGCTGGTGCTTTGACTGATGCTGCTATCCGCCGCACTATCCAGCGTCTTGATGATGCTGACGTGCCTATGGATGGTCGTTATTTGGTTATTCCACCTTCAAGCCGTAACACACTGATGGGCATCGCTCGTTACACTGAGCAAGCCTTTGTTGGTGAAGCTGGTCGTGGTAACACAATCCGCACTGGTGAAGTTGGTGAGTTGTATGGCGTTAAAGTCTTTGTGACTACTAATGCTGATACTGCTTCTTCTGGCGGTAATCGTGCTGCTCTGATGTTCCACAAGGATGCGTTTGTTCTTGCTGAACAGATGGGTGTTCGTTCACAAACTCAGTACAAGCAAGAGTACCTCGGTACATTGTTTACATCTGACATGCTGTTTGGTACTGCTGAACTGCGTGACAATGCTGCTGTTGCTTTGATGGTTCCAGCATAATAAATATAAGTAAGATGTTTTACTTTGCCCCTCTTAACTGAGGGGTTTTCTTTAAGGGCCTCTAGGGGTCTTTAAATAAAACACAGAGGAGATTTAAACTATGGGTATTAAATTTAAAGATAAGATTACTGGTTTTATTGCTGAGTTTGAATACCCAGTAGATATTGAGACTACTCGTGCTAATCCAGCATATGAGGAAGTATTTGCAGTAAAAGAAATTATAGAGCCTGTAAAGCGTAAGTATACAACATCTAAGGAATAATAATGGCCTTTTATCTAGGACCAGGTGGTTCAGGAGATGCCACAGGTGATGCTACTAGTCAAGCAGTGATTGCCACGACTAAAGCTAGTGAAGCTAATATTTCTGCCTTAGCTGCTGCTGCTTCACAAGCTACAGCATCTACTGCTGCTACCAATGCAGGTACTTCAGCAACATCGGCAGCAACATCGGCAACTACTGCTGTAAATTCATTATCAGGTGCTGCTGTATCTGCCTCTCAAGCTGGTACTTCAGCTACTAATGCTGCTGCAAGTGCTGCCAATGCAGCTACTTCAGAGACTAATGCAGCTTCTAGTGCTTCTAGTGCTACTGCTTCAGCAACTACAGCAAGCGGGTATGTAGCTACGGTAGCCACATCAGCCTCTAATGCTGCTTCTAATGCCTCTGCTGCTGCTGGTTCAGCTTCTACTGCATCAACCAATGCTACCAACGCAGGAACTAGTGCCTCAGCAGCTAATACATCTGCTATTGCTGCTGCTGCAAGTGCTACATCAGCATCCACAAGTGCTAATACTGCTAACACTAAAGCTAATGAAGCTGTTGTTTCAGCCTCTAATGCAGCTACTTCCGCTTCCAATGCAAGCACTTCTGCTACTAATGCTAGTAACTCAGCAACTACAGCAAGTGGGTATGTAGCCACTGCAGCAGCTTCAGCAACAGCAGCAGGTATCTCAGAGACTAATGCAGCTACTAGTGCATCCACTGCAACCACACAGGCTTCTAATGCCTCTACAAGTGCTTCAGGAGCCTCTACAAGCGCGTCTAACGCTGCAACTAGTGCCAGTAATGCCTCTAGTTCTGCAAGTGCTGCTGCGGCCTCTGCTGCTTCTGTAGTGCCGTTGCCTTCACAGACTGGTAACTCTGGTAAGTTTTTAAGCACCAATGGTTCAACTACTTTGTGGACTACTGAAGTAGGTGTTGTATCCTCTGTAACTGGAACAGCACCTGTTGTCTCTAGCGGCGGTGCTACTCCTGCTATTAGTATGGCTGCTGCAACTACTAGTGTTAGTGGCTATCTCACATCTACAGACTGGACTACCTTTAATGGTAAAGCTGGTTTAGCTTCTCCTACATTCACTGGCACTGTTATTCTTCCTATTGTTAAGGCTACAGAATACATAGAAACAAAAGTAACAATGGGTGCTAATGCTATTGACTTAGCTACTGGTAACTACTTCAGTAAGACTATCTCTGGTGCTACTACACTAACGGTTAGCAATGTAGCTACTACAGGCTCTGTGAATAGCTTTATATTTGATGTTACTAATGGTGGTTCTGCTGTTATCACTTGGTTCTCAGGTGTTAAATGGGTTGGAGGAACTGCTCCTACACTTACAACTGCTGGTAGGGACGCTGTAGGCTTCTTTACACATGATGGTGGAACTACATGGTCTGGCTTAGTGCTAGGGAAAGATATAAAATAATATGAGTGCACATGATATTCTAATGAGTGCAGCAGGTAATTCCAATGGTGTTGCTACGTATGTTGATGATGTATTCTCTGCATATACCTATACAGGCAATGGTGGAGTACAAGACATTACCACTAATATTGACACATTTAGTAAAGGTGGATTGGTTTGGATTAAAGACAGAACGGTTGCAAGAAATAATGTACTTTACTCCACGGCTTTAGAAGCAGTTAGGAACGCAGATGGGATACTACCTTATACACTGGTGTCAAACACTACAGCAGCACAAGTTTCAGACTATGCTGTTGGATTAAAAACTACTGGTTTTAAGCTAAGAGTAGGGGAACTAACATCTAATAATACGTCAGAGTTATATGCCTCATGGACCTTCCGCAAGCAGCCTAAGTTCTTTGATGTTGTTACTTATACTGGGGATGGTGTTGCAGGAAGAACTGTAGCGCATAGTCTAGGCTCAGTGCCGGGAATGATTATTGTTAAGTGTACAAGTAACGCAACAATGTGGCCTGTTTACCATAGAAGTTTAGGCGCAACAAAATATATGGGGCTAAACACAACAGACGCTAGCGCAACAAACATTGCTTGGTGGAATAACACAGAACCAACTTCTTCGGTATTTTCTGTTGGCACTACGCAAAGCACAAATCAAAATACTCTTACCTACGTAGCCTACATATTTGCTCATGACGCAGGAGGCTTTGGTGCTGCTGGTACAGACAATGTGATTTCTTGTGGGAGTTTTACGACGGACGGCAGCTTGAACGCAACTGTTACTTTGGGGTGGGAGCCACAATTCTTATTGATTAAAGAATCAAGCACAACGGGTTCTTGGCGGCTATATGACACAGCTAGAGGGCTAACGGTTGCTAATCGCACGGAACTTTACGCGCAATCTTCAGCAGCAGAGGCTGGCCCATATGCTATCGGCGCTATCAATGCCACCGGCTTTACTTCAACGGGAGCCTATAGCGCAGGTACTACTTGCATCTACATGGCAATACGCCGTCCTCACAAGCCTCCTACAACTGGTACTCAGGTGTTTAAAGCTATTGCACGTACTGGTACTGGTGCTGCTGCTACTGTTTCTGGTGTGGGGTTTGCTCCTGACTGGGTACTTGCAATAGATAGACCAGCTAATAACACTGCTGGTACATGGACTTGGGATAAATTAAGAGGTACTTCGGTTGCTTTAAAAACTAATGATACAGCAGGAGATACTACAGCAGCTACTAGTTCGATTACATCCTTTAATATGGATGGTATTTCAGTAGGAACAAGTGTAGCAATAAATTCTATTGATACCTATATAAATTACTTCTTCAAACTGTTACGCATAATCTTGGAGTTAAGCCAAATTTAATACTTATTAAAGCAAGAAATAATCCAAGTAGTTGGATATGGATAACAAATGATTTTACTGGTATTGGTGGTAATGGTTCAGGTACAGACTTTATACAACTATATGGAGAGTTAACAAACGCTGCATACAATCGAAATTACTCTTCAACAACATATCTTACAGCTACGCCTACAAGTACAACAATACCTATTGGATGGGCTGCGGCAGATGCTTTAGCTGCTGTGAACACTTCAGGTTGGACGTATGTTGCTTATCTTTTTGCTACCCTAGCAGGAGTTAGCAAAGTAGGAACTTACACCGGTAACGGTACAAGTCAAACCATTGCATGTGGCTTTAGTGCAGGTGCAAGGTTTATCTTAATTAAGCGTACTAATGCTGTTGGTGACTGGTATGTTTGGGACACAGTACGAGGTATCATAACTGCTGATGATCCACACTTGAGCCTTAATACCACTGTTGCTGAAGTTACTACTGATGACTCTATTGATCCTGATAGCTCTGGATTTATTGTCAATCAATTAGCAGCTACAAACATCAATGTTAGTGCAGCAACTTATATCTTTTTAGCTATAGCATAGGGAATCTATATACCATGACTACTTTACGTGAACAACAAACAGGTAAGACAATTACATCTATTGAGTTTCTCAATCTATTTCCTAATACTTCATTCCCTGTTGTAATACCAGAGAATACTTACAATATGTTTGGATTTGATATTGTATTTGAAGGCCAACAAGTAACTCCAACTACACCTTATAACTTTAGTCAATCTAGTGGATTAGAGTTCCTTGGTGGTAAGTGGTTTACTAAGTTTACTCAAGGCCCAGTATTCACAGATACACCAGAAGAGACTGCTGTTGTACAAGAAGCTGCTTATAAAGCCTCTATGGATGCTACACAAGCCTCTGGAGTACGTAGTTCACGTGCACAGATGCTCAAGGACTCAGATTGGACACAAGTGGCTGATGCGCCTGTAAACACTGCTGTATGGGCTACATATCGTCAAGAACTACGTGATATCTCTACTCAAGTAGGGTTTCCTTGGACAATAGTATGGCCTGTTAAGCCAGAATAGCTTACATGAAGCCTATTGTTACAGTAGAGTGGATTGATGCTTCGATGGACAACCCTCACTGGAATGATGGGGATTTACCTCCAGTTCCAGGCAAAGGTGATAATAATATGTTTACCTGTGGCTACTTAGCTCATCAAACAGATGACTGGGTAGTAGTAATACAAACACTAGGTAAAGGTGTACATGCAAATTCCGTTGAGATTCCTGTACGAATGATTGTTAGTATGAAAACCATTAGAAAATAGGAATAAGATGACTATGGAATATCAGGACTTTGTTAATGCAGCATTAGGTATCTCAGCTACAGTTATTGGCTGGTTTGCTAGAACACTCTGGGAAGCTGTGAATACATTAAAAGATGATCTATATAAGTTTAAAGAAGAGATTGCTAAAGACTATGTTCCTAAAGATGAGTTTGCAATCTTTAAATCAGAACTCTTTACTGTACTACGCAGGATAGAAGATAAAATTGAAAGAAAGCAAGACAAATGAAAGCTAATGACTCAAGATTAGAAAGAGCAGGGGTATCTGGTTATAACAAGCCTAAAGCTACACCTAATCATCCAACTAAGAGTCATGTTGTTGTAGCCAAAGAAGGTGATCAGATTAAAACAATCCACTTTGGTCAACAAGGTGTTAAAGGTAGTCCTGATGGTTCTGCTCGTAATGAAGCCTTTAAAGATCGACATGCTAAGAATATTGCTAAAGGCAAGATGTCAGCAGCTTATTGGGCAAACAAAGTTAAATGGTAATTAATAAGGAGACACTATGAAAGCAATGCCTACACGAGGCCAACGTACTGCAAAGAATAAAGCAAAAGCTAAGATTGGTGATGTAATGCACGAATATAAGACAGGTACACTACACAGCGGTAAAGGCGGCCCTGTTGTAAAGAACCCTAAACAAGCTATTGCTATTGCCTTAAGTGAGGCTAAAACACCATTAAAGAAGAAGAAATAACTGCTTGACAACTATCAATAAATATGCTAAACTTCTCTCTATAGAGTTCTTACT